GGGGCCGCAGACGGGTAGCGGGACGGGCACCGCGACCGGCGTCAGGGCCGACCAGGTCGGCTTCGGATCGCTGCCGCGCACCGTTATGGTGGAAGTCACCAAGCGGTTCTGATCGACACGGTTCGCGGAGGATGTGCGGCTCGCAAGCCACCGCTCCTGCCCTGGCAAGCAATGCGGAGGTGAGGCTTCTCGCGGAAAATGGTCGGGGAGACAGGATTCGAACCTGCGACCCTCTGCTCCCAAAGCAGATGCGCTACCAGGCTGCGCTACTCCCCGACACGCAGAAGCCCTTAGGTTTGCGGCGCTCCTGACGCAAGCGCCAAGGTGCTTTCGCGGCATCGTGCGGCAGAACACGGCAAGAACAGGCGCAGAGAGTCCCGAACTATCCCCGAACCCCACTTGCGAGGCGGGGCGGTGATGACCTTCCTCCAAACCTGCGCGGGGATCTACCGCGCGCGCGATGCGGTGTTCGGTCGCCTGCCCGAGCCGCAGTTCCGCATCCTGATCGACCTAGCGGCGAACGGCGGATGTTCGGTCACAAGTGCCTGCATCGCATCGGGAGCGCCTGCCACGACCGGGCTTCGCGCTGTCGGCGAGCTGGAGCGCGCCGGTCTGGTCGAGCGCCTTCCTGTGCCGTTCGACCGGCGCACCGCGAAGCTGGAACTGACGGACTTGGGCCGCGAGCGGATCGCAGAGATAGCCCGCCTTACAGGAGGAACGAATGACTGAGATGGAATGGCAAGACATTGAGACTGCGCCGAAGGATGGGACTGTGTTCATCGCACGGGATGCCGATCACCCGAATTGGGGAAGCTGGCCTATGCTGCGACACGTAGTCTGGCGGTTCAATCCCGATATTGAGGATTTTGTCGCGGACGACCGTGGCGCTTGGCTCCGCGTGGGGAACCACGAGCCGGACTATGAGGATGGGCATACGACCGGACGCATCGCAACGGTTCCGTTCTCCATCGCTCCCGACGAATACAACCAGAGCGTCCGCTATGAGTGGCTCCCTCTTCCGCCTCCCCCCACCCGTATCAGCACAGGAGGTAGGTGAGATGGGCAGCGATTGTTTGGCGTCGTGGCTAGCCAAGGCGTTCGCGGGCTGGTGGCTCACCACGATGGCTTTCGGCGCGGTCTGGTTCACGCTCGGCATTGAGTGGGCGCTCGCGGCTGCGATTGTGATCTTCGCCTACCTTGTGGGCTTCTTGCACGGTGCCGGTGCCGAAATCAGCAAGCGCGAAGCCGCCACATCCACCCAAGGAGATAACTGACATGACCAATGAACAAGACCCGGTAACGCTCGCGGATAAGTTGACGATACGGATGCGAGCTTATGCGGCCAGCGAGAAAGGCTCCGACAATGAGGCGCGGCAGGCAATCGCCTTGGCCGACCTGATCGGGCGGAACGAGAAGGCCATTGAGCGCGCTATCCTCACCCAGCACGGGCGCCATGAGGGGCTGCGGGAGGCAATCGCCGAACTTGTTCACGGGGCGATGGTGTGGGCGGCACAGGCCAGGGGCGGCGAACCTAAACCATGGCAGGAAGGGAACAGCACCGCCGAGGATGAGGCGCGGCGCACAGCTCGTAAGATCGCCGCCCTATCCACCGATACTGCCCAGCCACCCGCCGATGCGCGCACCCCGGATGATGTGGTGGAGCGTGAGATCGCGGAAATGCGCCGGAAGGCCGATGACTGGCGCAGGCCGAACCTTGCTCAAGTCGAGGGGCCAAACGACCTCAAAATCTACGGCGGCGCGATAGCGGACGATATCGAACGCTGGGCCGAACTTCTCGCCGCCAGCGGGGATGCGCGGGAGTGTTGCGCGCATGGCGTCCGGTGGCCGCATCAATGTGACGATTGCGACCGGGAAAACCCAATGCCGACCGGCTACGATCCCCTCGCACCGCAGTCTCAGAGGGATGCGCGGGGGAGGGCTTTGCGGGAGGCGGTGAATGACTTCCGTTGGCGGGCACTGCAATGCCGAACAAACCGGGATGCTTACTGCGAGAAGGCGGCAGGCGTATGGGATGCCGCAGCCGATGCTCTGGAGACGAAATATGCTGTTCGCTGACCTCGCCATGATGGCCGTTTTGCTAATCACGGCCCACGCTCTCGCAGACTACCCGCTGCAAGGCGACTTCCTCGCCAAAGCCAAGAACCGCGCCGCGCCAATCCCCGGTGTTCCTTGGTGGCAGGCCCTCGGCGCGCACGCTGCCATTCACGGTGGTTTCGTGGCGCTTATCACTGGGGTCTGGTGGCTGTTCTTCGCAGAGGCAGCGATCCACTGGTTGACTGACGACGCCAAGTGTCGCGGTAATCTGACCTTCAACCAAGATCAGGCAGTCCATATCGCTTGCAAAGCGGCATGGTTGATCGTTGCCGCAGGAGTTCTCCATGCCTGACGAATTGTGCATCCTCGCCCTTCTCGACACGCCCACCCCTACCGAAGAGGGAGAGGGGTGGTGAACGCGTTACGCCGCCTCGCCTGCATCATCAAGGGGCACGACGAGGCAGGAAGCTATCGCGTGCGCCACGATGATTTACGCAGCATCCGATGTAAACGATGCGGGCACTGTTGGGTGCGCGCGAGGGCTAGTGGATTATGACCGAACAGACCACAGTGACCGATAAAGCAGAAGTGGCGCGGATCGCGGAGTGGCGTGGGGATTGCGCGTCCGTTCTGCACTTGCCGACTGGAGAGCGCATCGTGGTTGGGCCGGGTCGCTGGAGCAGGGAAATTGCTCGCCGCAGGATAGAGCGAGCGGCACAATCCACCCACCTGAAAGGAGCCGACCATGACAATGCGGGAGGAAGATGGGCGGAGCGGCTTGGCCTTGATACACCTCGGGCGAATGATAAGCCCGGACCACGTGAGGGGGACGATGTGCGGAGCGTCCGGGCCGTTTACCCGATGGGTCGAACACGTGACGTGCCCTGACTGTGCCCACGCTCTAGCAGAGGAAACGAAGTGATGGATGAGGAAAGAGAAGTGAAGGGCTTCGTCGATGGCTATCTGCGGCGTGGCAACACGCATGAGATCAAGTCGATCGCCGGCACCAGCCCGAGCGACGGCGGCTATGCCGTGCCGCGCCAGATCGATGCGATGATCGCCCGCCAGCTGACCGAGATCAGCCCGATCCGCGCGCTGGCTCAGGTCGTCCAGACCGGCAGCGCGGGCTATCGCAAGCTGGTCACCACCGGCGGCACCGCCAGCGGCTGGGCGGGCGAGACCGCCGAGCGGCCCGAGACCGACACGCCCAGCTTTGCCGAAATCGCCCCGCCCAGCGGCGATCTCTACGCCAACCCGGCGGCGAGCCAGGCGATGCTCGACGATGCAGGCTTCGATCTGGAATCCTGGCTGTCGAGCGAGATCGCGATGGAGTTCGCCCGCGCCGAAGGTGCCGCCTTCGTGAACGGCTCCGGCACCAACCAGCCCAAGGGCTTCCTCAAGGCCCCCACCAGCACGCTGGGCGATGCCGCGCGCGCCTTCGGCAGCGTGCAATATGTCGGCACCGGCGATGCGACCGGCTTCGGAACGGACCCGGAAGAAAAGCTGATCGACCTCGTCCACACGATGAAGGCGGGCCACCGCCAGGGCGCGAGCTTCGTGATGAACTCGACCACGCTGGCCGAGGTGCGCAAGCTCAAGACCAGCGACGGCGCATTCCTGTGGCAGCCCGGCCTGATCGAGGGCCAGCCGGTCCGGCTGCTGGGCTATCCGGTGGTCGAGGCGGAGGACATGCCGGACATTGCGGGCGGCGCGTACCCGATCGCCTTCGGCAATTTCCGCCACGGCTATCTGATCGCGGAACGCAGCGCGACACAGTTGCTGCGCGATCCCTTCACCAACAAGCCTTTCGTCCACTTCTACGCGACCAAGCGGATCGGCGGGCAGGTGCTCGACAGCGCAGCGATCAAGCTGCTGCGGATCGAGGCCTGACGCCGGGCGGCGCGGGCGGGCCCTTCCCGCAACCGCGCCGCCGCGCCCGCGTCGGCTCCCCCCATTCCCCCGGCCGACGCGGGCGCCTTTTTCACGACGATCATTTCAGGAGACCGCCATGATACGCACGGTGCTGGCGACCGGCGATCTCGCGCCCGCGCTGACCGAGCTCAAGCATTGGCTCGGCATTACCCGCTCGGCCGACGACGCGCAGCTGACCGGCCTGATCGGGGCCGCGCTGGAGGCGTGCGAGCGGTTCACCACCCTCACTCCGATCGCCTCGACCATCGAGGTGGTGCTGGAGGCGAGCCACGAATGGACGCGGCTTGCCAGCCGACCGATCGCGCGGCTCACGACGATCGAGCGGCTCGCCGATGACGGCACGCGCACCGCGCTGGGCGAGGAGGATTACGACCTCCATCTTTCAGGCGACGGCTCGGCGCAATTGCGGCTGCGCAACGGCCCTTACCTGAGTCGCGTCGTGGTCACGCTGGAGGCGGGGCTCGCGCCCGACTGGCCCGGTCTGCCCGATGGCCTTCGCCACGGCATCCTGCGCTTCGCCGCCTTCCTCCATCGCGAGGGAGAGGCTGCGGGCGGCGAGCCACCCGCCGCGATCGCGGCGCTGTGGCGTCCCTGGCGCGTGCTGAGGCTGGCGTGATGGCCGGGATGATCCGCGTGCGGATGCCCGCGCTCGACCGCCTGGCCCATGCGCTGGAGCGGCGAGCGCTCAAGCGCCTCGACGCCCGCGCCCACAGGATGGGCGGCAATCCGTGGCGCTCGCCCGACCGGCTCTGGCCTCATTTCGGAGACGACTGATGGAAACCCGGCTGCGCGCCGCGCTGCTCGATCACCTGCGCGCCGATCCGGCGCTGATGGACGCGATCAATCTGGTCGACGAGGCGGAGGTGGAGCGCGCCTCGCCCCCGTGGCTCGCACTGGTCGCCTCCGCCTCGACCGACTGGGGCACCAAGACCGAGGCCGGGCGCGAGGTGCGCATCGCGCTCGAACTGCGGCTGCACGGCGACGATCCGGCGAGCGGCGGGGACATCGCCGCACGGGTCGATG